GTCCGCACCGGGGACGAGCAGCAGAAGATTGAGTTTCGGACCAAGCGCGAGGCGCGGCCGTGGATCGTCGAGCGGAAGTCGGTCAACCTGCTCATCAAGGACGCCGGCTATAAGCTGGCCGACCACGCCGACGGCCAGCCGATCCCGGACGAGACGATCCGGTTCCTCGCGATTGACCGGCAGCAAGATCACTTCTGGGCCGAGGTGGGCGCGTTCTCGACCGGGCGGGGTCCGCGGTACCGCCAGCTCTGGTTCGGCCGCATCGACACGCGCGACCAGCTGCGGCAACTCCAGCAGCGGTACAAGGTCGCGGACGCCTGCACGGCGCAGGACCGCGGCTACCGGCCGGCGGACGTGGACCGCGATTGCGCGGAGTTTGGCTGGAGGTCGATGCGCGGCTACGGCCGGCGGACGTGGACGATGCGCGACGAGGCCACGGGCCAGATGATCAACTTCCCGTTCTCGGATCCGCAGGTCAGCGACTACCGGGGCGGCGACGTTTACTTTTACAACTGGAGCGGCGACTACTTCAAGGACGTCCTCGCGGCCGCGCTGGAGGGCAAGGGCGACCTGCGCTGGGAGATGCCGAGCGACGTCAATCGCCTGTACCTCGAGCACTTGAAGGGTGAGCACAAGGTCGAGGTCCGCACCGGCGTCTGGGAGTGGCGCGAGGTACGCAGCAACGCGCCCAACCACGGCCTCGACACCTCTGCGATGCTGCTTTGTATGGCGACGATTGCGGGCGTGATCCGGTACGTGCCGCAAAAGCCGTAGCAGGGCGGGCCGTCAAAACGCATTTGACGGGGGCCGCTTCTTTATGGCGGCTGACAACCCTTTCCTCGATCTCGACGTCGGGACGCTGACGACGCTCAAGACCAAAGTCTTGGACGCAATCCAAGCCTGCCTGCTCAACACAAGCTACAGCTTGAACGGCAAGTCGGTCACGCGCGCGGACCTTAACACGCTGAACAAGATGCTGGGCGACATCGCCGCGGCGATTGACTACCAGAACGGCGACACGACCGATACGACCTTCGTGAGCTTCACCGGCAACTGACAATGCATACCTTCGACCCGGCCCGAGTGATTGCCCAACGTCCGTGGTTCGAGCGCGCGCTGGAGGTCGTCGCGCCCGGTGCTGCGCTCCGGCGGATGCAGGCGCGGGTCGAGGCGGCGCTGTTCTCGTACAACGCCGCGCAGACGAACCGGCTGTACGCGCCGATGCAGTACGGCCAGCCGAGCGAGTCGTCGCAGACGGTGCGCGAGCGAGTCGTGATGATGTGGGAGGCGCGCAACCTCGTGGAGAATTGCCCCGAGGTGAAGGAGATCTCGCGCAAGTTCGGCAACTACCTGACGCCGACCGAGTACTCGCCAAGCACGGGCGACCGCGACTACAATCGCGTGGTGAGCGAATACTTCCACGACTGGTGCAAGACGGCCGACGCCAGCGGGCGCAACTCGTTCCGCAAGCTCGTGCAGGTGGCCGCGGAGAACCGCCCGGTTGACGGTGACTGCGGCTTCGTGATCCGCCGCGTGGGCGACGGGCTCAAGCTACAGCTGATCCCGGCAACGCGGATCGGCAACCCGAACGATCAGGGCCTCAACTCCGAGAACTACTTCGAGGGCGTGATCGTCGACGAGTTCGGCGTGCCGGTCGCCTACCGCATTTACCGCGTGACGCGCGAGGGCGTTTACTTCGGCGCCGAGGACGTGCCGGCGGCGAACTTCGTCCACTACTTCGATCCCTTCCGCGTCGACCAGTACCGCGGCGTCACCGACTTCCACGCGACGATCCAGACCGCGCGGATGCTGCACGAGATCCTGCAAGCCGAGAAGGCGGGCGTGCGCTTCGCGTCGCAGCAGGCGGCGCTGGTCTTCACCGACCGCGGCACCGCCAACTCCCGCAACCTCTTCACGCCGTCGCCGAGCAACACGCTGCCGAACGGGCAGGCGCAGAAGAACGAATTGAGCGAGGTCGGGATGATCAAGTATCTCGGCCAAGCGGACCGCGTGGAGACGATGCCGGCGCGCCCGAGCACGGCCTTTACCGGCTTCGTCGAGCATCTGATGCACGAGCTCGCTATCGCGGTCGGCATCCCGCAGGGCGTCCTTTTCGGCACGCAGAATTACAAGGGGCCGAGCGTGCGAGCGGAGTTCGCTGCGGCGGATCGCGTCTTCGCCCGGCATCAAGGCGTGCTGACGGACAAGGTGCTCGACCCGGTCAAGAACGCGGTGATCCTCGATGCCATCGCCCGCGGCGAGATCCCGGCGCCCACGACGCAGGCCGGCGAGACTCCGGTGCAAGCGCTCAAGCGCGCGACCCGCGGCGAGTGGCGATTCCCGCCTAAGCTGAGCATCGACGTCGGCCGGGACTCCGCGGCGAATCTGAACGAGAACCGGCAGGGCGCGAAGTCCTTGCAGGAGATCGCGGCAGAGCAGGGGACCGACGCTTTCGGCCGGCTCGAGCAGATCGCGATGGAAGCGGCTTTCGTCAAGGAGCTCGCGCAGAAGTACGAGATCCCGGAGACCGCGATCCGTCTCGTCACGAACTCCTTGCCAAGCACGCCCGCTGCCGCTGCCGCCGCCGGCGATCAAGTCGCCGCATCCGCCGCGCAGGCTCAACAGGCAGCTTCACCGGGACAGACTGCGCCGGCCGACGCCGCTGCTGGCGCAACGCCCGACGCTCCGGTCGAGCAGCTCAACGCCTCGGCGGATCTGATCACGGTCAACTTCGCCGAGGACTCCTACGTCCCGAACGACCGCATGGCGGCGAACGCTCGCCGGGCGCTCGAGGTCCGCGCGAGCAAGCCGCCGTCCCAGCGCGGAATGACGGCCGTCGGGCTCGCCCGCGCTCGCGACATCCAGAACCGTAAGCCGCTCTCGGAGGAGACCGTGCGGCGGATGAAGGCTTACTTCGACCGCCACGAAATCGACAAGCAGGGCGAGACGTGGGACGAACAGGGCAAGGGCTGGCAGGCGTGGCAGGGCTGGGGCGGCGACGCCGGCCGGACGTGGGCAAATGCCATCGTCGAGCGACTGAACAAACAGCGGAGCGAGAACGCGGCGCAGCCGGAAGGGCGCGTGGAGTTTGCGCTGCGGACCGAACTCGCAAGGCCGGCGGTGCCCGACAAGCAACCGACCGCGCAGGAGTGGATTGAGGCCGTGGCGAATTACCGCGAAAAAACATCGCAGCAATTTGCGGCAGCTTTCGCTCCGATCGTCGGAGGAAAGTCGATTGTGGAGCTCGCGCAGCCGAAGAAGTTCGACCTGCCGACGCCGAGCGCGGGCGAAAACCACGACGACTTTATGACGCGGTGTATGGCCGATCCTGTCGCGACCGCCGAGTTCCCGGATGCCGCGCAGCGGCACGCAGTCTGTATGCGCCAGCACGAGGGGCACTTTGCAAAGGTCGGACCGCGTGGCGGGATCGTTGGATCAGACAAGGCACCGAAGAGCGACACGCCCAACAAGAGCCCAGAGGGCGAGGGGACCGCGAAGGGCGATGCGTCCGGCAAGAGCGCCGAGGTCAGCAAGGAGCAGGAGGCGACGCTCCAGAAAAAGGCCGACGACTTCAACGAGAAGGACAGCAACACGCGCTACGGCCGCGCAACGCTCGGCGCACTCAAGTCTGTCTTTCAGCGCGGGCTCGGAGCGTTTAACACTTCGCACTCTCCAGAGGTGAAGTCGGCCGAACAATGGGCGTTCGCTCGCGTCAATGCGTTCCTCTATTTGCTGAAGAACGGACGACCCGAGAATCCAAAGTACGTCACCGATAACGACCTCCTTCCGAGCAAGCACCCGAAGAGCGGCAAATGACTTAAAATATGGATACCCAGAACCAGATCGAGCGGTTGATCGAACTCGCCATCGTGCAGCGCACCGAGCTGAAGGAGCTCGTCGCCCAGTTGCCGCAGCTCCGCGAACATCTCAACGCGGAGGTCGAAAAGGTGTTCGAGGAGACCGAGCCGCAGTTGCGCTCCGAGCTTGAGGAGTGGACGACGAAGCAGACGGCAGACAAGACCGCCGCGCTCGGCGCCGCGCTCGAGGCGAAGATCGCGCAACTCGCAAAGGGGCTAGAGATCAGCACGCAGGCGCGCTACAACGCGATCATCGCGGAGCGCGAGGAGAACGCGCGCCTTGCCGGGCAGGCCGAGCAGAAGATCGCCGAGCACGCGGCCAGCCTGCCGGGCACGGTCAAGGAGATCGTCACGGCTGAACTTTCCCGCTTCCCGCGTGCCGGAGAAATCGACCAGCTCCGGAAGGAGT